TCTACGAATCTATGTCTATCAGCATATATAATATTATTATTAACCTCTTTAAAATCTCCCGCTGCGTTTTGACTAACATATGTATTCAGGTGAGAATATTGTGAATTATTAATATTAACGTGTTGGATTACTCCCTGACCCCCCATAGTATAATAAGGATTATCTGCTGGTTTCAGCATGACAGTTATAGATAATTCTGACCATAATTCAGGATATAATGCTTGACTTTCGTTAACTGCTTTATATCTTACGAGTCTTGCTGATTGTCTTGTAGGTTCTAATATAGTTCCACGAAGTTCTCCTGTATCTGTCTCAAAATAAGGTATACCTATTACAAGTCCATGAGTATAATTCTCATCTATATCAAACTGATCAATAGTTTCTATTCCAAAGATATCATTTAATTCCTGACCAGCTTCATATATTTCAGGTCTTTTACATGCGATATATCTATATCCATTATAATAAAATGCCGCATCAGCATCAATGTCGTTTGCGACCCTGAATGCTCTCTCACCTAAATTAGGGTCGTCATATTCCTCTAACTTAACTCCAGCAGGAGGCACAGTCGTATCTGCTAAATTAGCATTGGGACCATTAAATAATGCCCTCTTATATAATACTTGATTTTGTAATCCTTCATTACCTACGTCTATCTGCTGATATGTTTTACTATTAAGAGTTCTATTTAATACTATTTTTACAGCAGGTTCAGTAGCAGTCCCGCTCACCTGTTTCGCATTAAAATCTTCTCTTGGATTTTCTTTAGTTGCCTGTAAATCTTGTGATAATTTAGTTGCTACTGATGATGCCGCATTAAATCCTACATCTGCTTTTAAAACGATATGTTCTCGTAGCATCTTATAATCAAAATATTCAGGATCTCTCGCCCAATATGGAGGGAAATGTGTATACGTAGGATCTGCTTTTACTGAAGCGGGAATATCTCCAGCAGCGAAGTTTAAATTAGGTTGGTTAGGATTTACATTATTAAGTTTTTTCATGATAGTGTATCTTGTATTATCATTTTTTAATATAAAGTGAACAGGTTCTCCATAACGAGGCGGATAGGGATCTGGTGGAGGGGCATGTTCCTCATAAGATAAAAATCCCCTCATATCGTTAGGTTGATATCCGTAATAGTTCGACTCACCCGGACGTCCAACAGCAGGAACTGCTTCTCTTGGTTGTTCTACATGAGTTCTACCATAGTTGACATTATCAGTAATCGCCCAATATACCTCTGGGATCCCTCCTCCAAAGTTTGCAGCGAGTAGTTCTTCTGTTGCTGGGATATATCTTCGAGGACATTGGATATAGTTATTAGCGTCCATAGTTTTATAAAAATTAATCACTAAATTCGCCTCATTATCTTTTACATCTACGTCTAATGTTTGTAATTCATCAGTCGTAAATATAACATGTGTTTCCTGTTGAGCAGTTAGTCTTGTTTGTGTTATTTGAGAGACCTGATTTATCACTTGTATCTGCTTTGTTTTACCTAATCGTTTTCCCCTGAATTCTATGGGGGCTTCTTGACCTGAACCTACATCATTAATATAACTTGAATAAACAGAAACTTTATCATTAGGTAATAGTTGTAATGTATTATTCTGTTGATTAGTCCATGATGCTGGATTATCATCATGCTTTATCTGTGCTGATGATCTATCACATTCTACTAGTATTGTATCTATATATTCAGAAGACATCTATATATATAATGATATATTTTATTTTAAATTGAATCTTTTTTTATATGCTGATATATTTTCTCTACGTGATGTAGAATTACCCCATAGAATATACCAACTTAAATATCCTGCTCTTGTATAATCCCCTGTTTGTAAGTCCTTTTTATGACGACTTCTATATCTTTTTCTTTGTGCTTTATCTTTAGTCTTCGTGTAATCGTCCATTCCAGCACTCCCAAAATGCGTAGATTTAGTTCTACCATTATCCCTTGTAAATACCGCCATCAACTTTTTACTAGGTTTATCACTTTTCTTAATAACAACAGAAACCATTATATTAAGAGAATATAAAAAATAAATTTATGCATTAAAAACTGAAAACAACCCGCCTTCCAACACAGCCAACCGAGCATATTCCATATAATTACGGATAGTATATCCACCAGCAAGATTAGTCATGTTCGCCGCCGTATAATGTAATTCTATACCCCTGACGCCCACTCTCCCCGATGTGAGGCGAGTAGCAAGGTAGAATAGATTACCATGAAGATTATCATTCTGTCCTTTAATATTCATATAATCAAAAGGAGTCACCCCACCATTACCATCATTACTATACATCTTACGAGTTAAGAACGGAAGACCTTCAGATTGAGTAAATAGAGTGAATAACCTTGCTTTATTAGCAAGAGATACAGGGAACTCAAATCTATCATTATAACGAATATTATAAGATATAGCACCTGTGACCCCAGCAGCGTCCATATTAGGAGCAATCCCCGAATAGGGACCCAGTAATGTTTGATCGGTTGCAGCATCATTACATACGATAGTCAATACACGAGAGCATAGACGATTCGCCATACCTAAATTAGAGACAATACCATTTGCTAATGCTGTGTGAGTTGCCGTAGATTTAGATAGGCGATAATCAGGGAAACTAAACTCAATACGAGGATTAGCCTCAGCATATCTCATCATTAAATCCGAGTCAGTATAAAACACGTAATCGGCACAGAATTTAAGTTCATTTCTATCAATAATATAATCTGCTACTCCTGCTTTCGCACCAGCAAGAATAACACGCTTATTCACAGTAGGAGCCCAATGTAGTTCTATGGACATCTGCTGATCGATCATGTAGAGCGGCAAACTATGATTTTCAAGAAATGGAAATAACGTGGCGAGATCAATAGAATATGTTGGTGACTGAGAAACCACCGCAGGATTTAGGACACACTGCTCTAGAGGAAGTAGATTACCACCCTCAAAATTAGCACCGATACCTCCAGCAGTCCCTAATGAATAATCCCTACCAATATCCATACCATAGGTGACAGCAGATACGTCATTCTGTATTGTATTAGTCCCACCACCATTTACTTTACGATACATCATCTGCGTAGCCATACAACGACCAGTAGTATATTGCTCCCTTGCGATTTGGGTTTCATTATTAATCTGACATGATTTAATCACTTGTAGGTAGTTCCAGTCATCAATCTCATTAAGAGTTTGATTACCGATCTTTAAAACCGCTCTCTGAATCACAGAATTTATCCCAATATGAGGTGGGAATGCCGCAATTGGTTCTCCTGCCTTAGGGATTAGAGAAAGAAATAACTTAGAATGACTATGAAGCCACCCTTTCTTCTGTAGGTCAAATCGTGCGAATCCACCTGTCGTAGTAGTAGCTTCCTGAAAGGTCGATGTCTCTAAAAGATCAGTTTCTACATTCTGTTGAAGATTAGATGGGATATTTTTTAGACGAAGTAAATCAGGTACAACTGACATATTTATACTATAACTTACATATATATTAAATTATTGTTTTCACAAAATAAAAGTGTATAGAAAACTATTAACCTATTATCTTATAAAATCCATCAGCAGTTCTACCTATGGTGATTGTTTCACCAATACATTCATCAGATCCACTATCACTATCTGTATGATCACTTTCGCTTGAATATTCTTCATCATCTTCAGAAGTATCTGGTTCTACGTCCACGGCGGCTAAGACAGCATGCTTCTCTTCTAATGCTTCTAATTCACTATTGCTTATATCTATATTTCGTTCTTTACAGAATTTCTTTATCAAATTCACAATATTCATAGGATCACTCATTATACTATATAATAGAGATATTTTATTATCACTTTTATTTTTAAAATATTCTTGGCATCGTCTACTTTTAAGATGTCTTGCTCTGTGGCTCATACAATAACCTCCTCCACATTCACACTTAATATAATTCTTATCATATATACGCTTCTTTATCAGTATTTTCTCTCTGTTTAAAAGATATCTTTTTTTAGGGTCAGCGTGTGAATTTACTTTATTAATACAATCATATTTATCAATGTATGATTGTTCTTTGATTAATAGTTCTCTTTTATTTTCACATGAGAATTCTTCTAATAGTTCTATCTTATAATCACCATTATCAATAATAGATTTACTAGCACAACCACATCCTTCTTTCGATGTTTTAGCCCCTGACTTATGACCTTGTAATCGTTGCTGTAATGTTTGAATAGTTGATCCTATGTATACTTGATTGTTTGTATTATCAGTTAATTTATATATCTTAGAATTGTGAAACTTATTCATATTATAATGAATGAAATATTAAAAAGTTATGATTTAAACTTATTATCTCAACAATAATATAATGAACTTACAAGAAAGAATCAATAATTACGAATCTATATTTCCTAAATATCCTCCTTCGCTATTTATTAGTAATAATACTATATTAGGATTATGGGTAATGGGTAATAATTATACAACTAAATCAGACTTATATGGAGCGTATCCTCATGGATATTTACAGAGAATATATGCTTTGTTTCCACTTGTTAAAAATGAAACTTTACATTTATTTAGTGGATCATTACCAGATAGTGATGAATATGATAAAGTTGATTATAATACTGGATTAGATGCTGAATCTTTTGCTGAAATAATTCCCCATGATACATATTCACTTATTTTAGCTGACCCACCTTATTCTGTTGAAGATTGTGATCGATATGGTTGTTGTATGGTTAAAAGAAATGTTGTATTTAATCAATGTCATAAAGTTATGAAAAAGGGAGGTATATTAATATGGTTAGATCAAGTCCTACCACAATATAAAAAAAAAGAATGGGAAGTTATAGGTAGAATAGGTATGGTTAAATCAACTAATCATAGGTTTAGAGTTATTACGATATTTAAATCAGTTTAATCTTACGATAGAACCTGCACCCCAGCAGGGGAGAAGACAAGTGTGGTTTTTGCTTTAAAGAACATGAATACAGAGATAGGGTGATCAGTTACAAGACTATTATTAAAAGATACTCCCCATTGTTCGCTAGAGAAATCTTGACCTGAATTGAATTGAGAATACCTCATGCCTAAACCGAATAGAGGACCTCCGTTAATCTGTTGTTTATAACTTGCTTCACCGACTCCATTTTGCATATCATAATTGCGATTGAGAGTTAGAGGACCAAGTGAAGTCCTTTCACTCATATATTCAGGGATTACAGCTTCGGCAAATTGTAGTGCTAATTGTGAGTCAGAAACAGAGAATGTACCTCCATTCGCCCCAACGATATCAGTATTAAGTGGGGTCGTTATATTAGTAGTGATATCATAATCTACTGGATATTTACTACCTCCTTTGAGGAACTGAACACGATCCATATTTACAAGTGTTCCAGCACCTCCTAACTGACTTGGATAAGTAGTCGCAAGACCATTCGCTTGTAATGTATTAATATTTTCTGATGGGGTGAAAGTCAAAAATGCCGATTGTAGTGCTTTGAGACCTACATCATATTGAATCTGAGCGTTAGATGTGTTAAAGGTCGTGTAGAGAGATGAAATAGTATTAAATTCCATCGCCCCCGAGGTTTGAGAAGCCATTTCAGCCATGCGGTCTTCTGGGATATCTTGAACTTCACAAGATAGAGATAAGTTAGATAGAACATAATGAGCTTCCGCATTTGCAGCATCAACTACTCCGTTGCTACTGAATAAGCAGTTGCTATCAGGAGATAGGTGAATTTCGATACGAAGTCCCCCAAAAGATGTCTCCATTAGATTAATACTTTGACCTGAGGCAAGAACTCCGCTAGGTAGATGACACGAGAAATTATTGAGACGTGCCCCTCCTGCTGCCGCTCCTGCTTGAGAAGCAACTACATTCTGGAACATAGATGATTCGTTAGGCATAATTAAGCAACTCTGATTTAGATGACCAGTTTTATCCTGCATCGACGAACTGAGACCTAAATATGTGCTCATATATTTATTATAATGACGTATATGCTCTACAATTTGCTGTGATTTTTGATGGCGAACTACTAACTGATCCCATAGGGCAAATACCCCTAAACGATTATCCATAGTAATCGCTGTAGCACCATCAGCAACAAGAACGGGGAGTGCTACTCCTGCTCCATTAAAACCTTTATTAACCTGTAGATCACCATTTATACGGATAGTTCGTGGGTCAAGAATAGCATTCTGATGTTGGATTGTGAAGGATAATACAGGGAAGCCTGCTTTAAAGGAAATAGTCGCATCTGAATTTACATTGTCTGGGCGAAGATCTAAATACCTACTCATTTTATATTATGAGAAGTATAATAATATTAAATTAAAAATAATAATAGTTTTATGTCCGTTCGTTTAAAATTTGATTCTAAAATATGATAATTATATATAAATATAAATACAATGGCATTATTCGTTAATAAGCATCAAGGAAAAGGAAAAGATGATGAATTCTATACATACAAAGAGGACTGGGAAGCAATATCAGAATATATCCCTAAAGATAAAGTTATATGGGAACCCTTCAGTAATAATAGTGAGTTTGAGGGACCTGCTTATCTTAAATCTATATGTAAAGAAGTTATAACAAAAACAGGTGATTTCTTTGAAAGAAATGAAGGTGAAGTTATTATCACAAATCCACCATTTAGTATTAAAAAAGATATCTTGGAAAGATTAAAACTATTAGAGAAACCTTTCATACTTATTCTACCTACACTCGCTATACAAACTAAATATATGAAGAGGATATTTGGTGATGACTTACAGGTCATAATGCCTACTAAAAAGATGTTCTTCTATAAGTTGATAAATGGAGAACAGAAAAAATATGATAAGTTATCTTATTATTGCTGTTATGTGTGTTATAAGATGAATTTAGAGAAAGATTTTATATTAATATAATTACTGAACAACACTTACGTATCCCTGTTTAATGACAATTCTTCGAATATGACATACAAACGATGAGAATAATTTATTTTTATCTGGATCATCTGCTGGGGACTGATAATTTACATTAACAATTAGATCTTTATTACGGAGATCCATTACGCCTTGATTTGTAGCAAATCCACGTGAGATTACATAGTTCTCAAGATATTTAGAGAAGTTGCGAGGCATGATTCCCGCATTATCTAATCCTTTTTCTAACTCGAACAGGTGAAACGCTGATATACTCGCACGTGTAGCATCTTTAAGAGTATCAACAGGGCGACTCGGAACCATCTTTCCGTCTATCTGAAATTGTACTGATGAGAGACCATCACAGCAACCACTAATACCTGACCTAGCAGAATTTAGCTGAACATCTTGTGATGGGGTCTGTGTGACCAAGTATGTCCCATTACTGGATACGAGTTGGGGATTACTATATACAGAAGCATCAGTAGGTAGGATAAGTAAAGATTTAGCACGAGAATTCACCGTGTGAATTTGAAATGATGCTTGACGTTCGCTGGCTAATAGAGCATTCTTATAATTAGTTGCTGAATATATATCAAACTCAACAGAAGAACCATCACGTGCTTTCGAGAGCATCTGTTGTTTGTATCGTTGGTCAAGTTTTACCTCAGCAACTACAAGGTTGAGATTATCAATAGTATATCCTAAGGATAGGGTAGTAGCATTACGAAAACCAACTGAAATTATAGAGGATTCTTGTGCTACACGTCCATCAAGGTTCGCAGCAGCGGATAAATGAAGAGTTCCTATTGTTGGGGTCAGGCGAATATATGTTACTCCCCCTACTACGACTGTATCAATCTCAGAAATGATGAATTCACTCGCAACCCCACCGAAACCAACTAACCAACTTCCTTCAGGTGCTCCTGCGACATTATGAGATACAAAGGCGATCTTTTCACCTACAACGAAGGGACAATTCTGTAGTTTATGCTGAGAGTTTGCTTGTGGTTTCAGTAGGATAGTATTAATAGTTGTATTTGCTGATGCTAATACATGATTTACATTCGCTGCTGGAGCACCATTAGGAGTCGCATTAATTAAAGCAACAACAGGGTTTAGACTTCTACGGCGATCTTTTACAACACTATCTAACTGACGAACGACTTGCTGTGCTGGGGTCAGGTCGATTTCGATATAGAGTCCCGTCATCATATTAGGATAGATAGAGCCAGAGAAAATACCTGTAAAATCAAGAGGTACACATGCTTTCACCGAATTCGCTTGTGTAGCATGGTCATAGGCAACATCCTTAGCGAGATTACTTTGAGTTTTAAACCAAGGATTAGTGATTAAATCAGCCATATCAGATTTCGTTGCTCCACGAGTAGAAGACATACGAGGATTATATACACTACCACCCTCTTTAATTGCCCTCAAATCTTTAAGACTATTATCAGTATCATAATCAGATTTTAATGCGATTAACTGATTACAATCAACTATTTCTTCAAGAAGTGTTCGATCATCTAAACTATATATGCGAATTGTCTGCAGCAACATACCGCATCCTGCAGGATCCATCATAACACGACTGACCCCACCCTGTCCTGCCGCCGCACCAGTAGGGGTAGGGACATCAATCTTTACATCAAACTCTAAATAACATGATTTACCATCAATAAATTCACTCGATTTAGGGACAACAAAAGATACTTTACGTGAAGTTGCTCCAACTTGATGCGAAAGTCCCTGATCAGCAGGGATAGAGATCTGTTCTTCGCCAATCTTAACAAGGTTAGTATCTGCTGTCCAATAACTCATTTTATATAATGAATTATATAATTAAATAAAAGATAAAATAAAAAAAAAAGTATAGTATATATGGGACAATTAGACGATTTCAGTTTAGACCAAATGGCGGGAGCAACGGCACTCATAGTCTCTTCAATAGGAGGATTATTATTGATTATCTTTAAAAGTAAATGTAAAACTATTAATTGTTGTTGGGGTCTATTAAATTGTATTAGAGAAGTCCCAGAAAAGGATAGTAGTGATGAGGAGGCGGTTATACCTCCTAATGAACCTGAACCTGAAGCTGAAGCTGAACCTCAACCTTAACGAAATCTATTAAGACTTTTATTTTTTAATATTTCTTGTTTCATTTGATTTAATCGCATTGTAGTGACCCCACATGAATTTTTAATAACATTTTCACCCCTTTCCATGAATTCTAAATATGATTGCCTACTATAGATAGTTTCATAATAAGTTTTATCATAATTAACAGAATTCCACGACATAACCCTTTCACCTATTACATCTGTATAATCATCTAATAATTTTTGAACTTCACCTAGTTCTTCTTCTTGTATACCAATACTCTTTTCTTGATTATCAATATAACTCTCAAAACGAGTTAATTTACTTTCATCACGCTTTTCAATAGCATATTTCATTTCTTCTAATATATTAGAAGAATTACTTGTAGCTCCTTGTTCTTTTAATTTTCTATTTTCTTCATGTAGATCCATTAATAGATTAAATAATATTAATTGACTATCATTATCATTATTATTTTTAACTTGCTTCATTAGATGAGTTTTTATGTTGCCTCGCTTGTGTGCGTCTAAGTCAGAGAGTAGTTCCTTGATGTTTGTTTCTATGCGTAGCATAATATATTATGTAATATTTTTCCCT